ACGAAACTATCTCTTGCGGCTTGCCCCACCGACACAATTTCCTGTGTAGTGGCCCCGGCTGAGCCTCGCAGAATTGTAACAGTGGTGTTGAGCTCATTGACGCTGTCAGAAGCCGGTTGGATCGCATCAGCGACTGAGCGGATAGTATGAGAGACGGTCGCGACTGCTTCATTCCCCACGGATGCGATCTGCGTCTGAACATCCTGCAACTCAAGCATCTTTTGCTTGAGGATCAGATTGGCTTGATCCAAATCCTTCAGAGCGGTGAGACCTTCTGCGCTCCGTGACCACATCCAATTACCAGATTGGCTATCCCGCAATTTCGTCAACGCATCAGCTTGCTGCTGCGCTGTCTTTACCGCTTGTTTCGCGTTCTCAAGAAGTTCTTGGGAGAATTTGCGATATGCTTCCGTCGCCCCAGGAACGCCATTTTTGACATCCGCCATCTTGGAGCGCAATTCTTCCATCGACGCAGCGTGAGCTTTAACCGCTGCTGCGGCCGCATCTGTCTTGGATGAGAGAAGCGCAATGGCAATGCCAGCTGCCGTAATGACAGCGGCAAAGGCAACCCAGACCGGCCCACCTAGAAGAATACCCAAGATCGTAACCGCTGCCGACACAGCGCGAACCGATGCTGCGGCAACATCAAAGGCGCCAATGACCTTGCCAATCGCCACAACCGCCAAAACTTGCTCAGCATTGAAATTCGTTCCGAATACGCCATTGATGGCGTCAGCAACTTTCCCAGCGACATCGCGCAGCGCATTGAATGCTGGTATCAAGATGCCCGCGATTACTGAAACGACCGCTTGGCCGAACTGGATGATGCTGTCACGCCATTCGAGGATGAAACTGCTGGTCACAGCCGCATCATTGCCCGTAACCGCGTTGATCAAATCCCTGATGACTGGGATCGCGCGCTGGACAATATCCTCCACAAACGCTAGCAGCTGTCCGCGCCGCTCCGCAATGACATTGGTAAGGGCATCGGCTCCTGCTGTGATCGCTGGAGCGAATAGCAAGCCAAGTTGATCCTTTGTGGCCTTGATGGTGCGACCGAGCCGCCCTAGCGCGTCATTAAGAGCGCCACCAATAGCGACTTGCGCCTTGGTGAATGTCAAGCCAAGACGTTCCGCCTGATCCCCCAGAGCCAAGATGCCCTCAGCGCCTTGGTTGAGTAGAGGGATGAGCTCTGCTCCACCCTTGCCAAAGAACGCGATAGCAAGTGCCGCCTTCTTCGCACCATCCGGCATCTTCTGAAACGCTTCAGCGATATTCAAGAGGATGTCACTGGTGGGCTTGAGACGCCCACTCGCATCCTTGACGGAAACGCCAATGGACTTAAATGCAGTCGCGAGGGTCTTATTGCCCTTTGACGCCTCAACGATGTTCTTGTTGAAGCGATCCATGGTGCTGACAAACTGCTCAACCGGAATACGCGATTGCTCCGCCGCAAATTGGAGCCGACCATACTGGGTAACGCTCAAGCCGATCTGCTGCGCATTCTTATTGGCATTGTCTGCTGCCGCAGCCGCTGACTTAGAAATCAGCAAAATCGCTGTCGCAGCCACCGTCGCTGCCGCAACGATCTTGGTCACATTCTTGATGACGCCAAGCGATGCCGTCCCTACGTCATCGAGGCTACGTTTGAATACGCCAACCGCTGTTCCGAGTTGACCGAACTGATCCTTGAGTGCACGGATCGCGCCAGAGAAATTAGCGCCCAGACCTGCTTGTTGCTCAAACGCCTTCTTCAGCTGCGCAGCTGCCGCCTCGCCACCCTTGCCGAGCGCCGCCAATTCCTTGAGGACTTGTTCAGACCCCTCAAGCGCAATGCGCTGAGAGATGGTCTGCCTAGCTCTGGCCATTAAACTCCATCCGGCTTGAGATGTTTGAAGTACAGATCGCCTAGACGATCAACGCCTTTCTGAATGATTGCCCTGATGCTGAACCGTTTGCGGATCGACACAATCGGCACCCCAACAAACAAAGGGATCAACTCGCCCTCGTTACGCCCTTGAATTTTCTTCATTGCGCCACGCAGCGCCCGGCGCTGACCAGCGCTCTGATTGATCAAGTCCTCAGTCGGATCATTGGACAAGCCAGCAGCATGAGTTTTGCGCGCTCGCCGTCGCAGCCCTGCGATCCGGATATCAGAAATGCTCTGCGCGAGATTGCTTGCCCCGCCAAAAAGCAATGGGGCTTTGCCATTGGACCGTTTCACAAACGTCAACGGTCCAATCTTCGCCTCATAGAGTTTTGGCGTCATCTTCTCGCGTCCAAGCATCTTCTTTGTAGATGAGAGAGGAAGCCACAAAAGCGGTTTGCCACGGATCATGGCCCCACTCTCAAATACTTCAGCGTAGGGAATTTTGTGATGAATCAGCGCCGCTGCACCCATCGACACTGTTTTCCCCTTTGGATAATCCTCCACCCTCAAAGCGTTCTGCCAACGTCCAGAGAAACCAGCAGCAGCAATATCTTGGCGACCCTCTACCTTGATATCCTCTGCTGCCTCGCGCACTGCACCAGTCGCCGCAGCCGCCATGGGGAGGCTCATTTCCTTGAAGGCTTTTTCAAATTTGCCAGTCGCTGCTGCGAAGGTCAACTTCAGATCGCTCACGACCGCTCCCATTCTGTGACTTGCTTTTTGGCCGCCTTTGGATCGCCAGCGATTGTGAGAAGTTTCAGCTTCTCAATCCGCTCATATTTCTTCCGCTTAGCAATCAGAGAAAGCCATCCGTTGATCTCACGCAGCGTATAGTCCCAAGCTACATCCGGCGGATGCCCCGCATCAATCAACGCTTCGACGGCTTCGGCGATTTCGTGGCCCGGACCGTCGCTGATGGAACGGCGACGTTGAGGATGCCACTGAGAGCGTTGATCTGTTCGACGAAAGGGCCGAAGCCACTCGGCATGGTTAGCCGAATAATGACGCTCAGCAAATCAACCTGTACCCCCACCGGCAGACGATCTGCCAAGGCTTCTGCTTCCAGGCTGCCCGGTGAGCCGGTGCCGGCAGCAATGATCGCTGCGACAACGTCCCCACCGAGCACCATCAAGTTCTCAGGCGCCACTTCAACTCCTGAGAACATCTTGCGAAGGTCCGGGAAACGGACCAGCAGCAATGCGATGCCGCGAGCCGAGACACCAAACACTTCAACCTTCGCCTTCCCGACTGTGACAGTTTCCGTCACAGCTGCAATATCTGCAAGTCCCGTCATTCTTCCTCCATCAATTCACGCCAAGCGGGATTGCTTTAGGCGTCAGTCGTTTCCTCCAGAACCTCAACGGTTCCGAATGCACCGTCGACTGTGGCACCGTCGCCGTTCAATTCATAACGGCCCCACTCATCGGAAATGAGGTTGATCGATGACCCAGGAATGAAATCGACCTTCAGCAAGTTCCAAAGGAACTTTTCGCCGACCTCGTTGGTGCCGGTGAAGCGAACGGCGCAGCTGATGGCATTCTCACTGAAGATCGAAATGACATCCGCGCCCGCGCTGTTCTGCGCAATCTCACCCAAGATCGCCAAGGCCAAGTTTTCCTTGGTGGCTTCCTCCAGCACCATGCGGAGGGTGTAGCCCTTGGTGAGCACCACCGTCTTGTCCTTGGTCTTCACGCCCGTCATCGACGAGAAGTGCTCAAGCTTGTCGATGGTTGGTGTGAACTCAAATTCCGGCACGTTGCCGACTTCACGGAAATCGGCATCGCCGGTCGCCTTGATCTCGACAACGCCTTTGCCGATCCAGTAGTTGTTGACAGATGGTGACGTAGCCATTGGATTTTCCTTTTCAGGTTCAGAACTCGGATGGAACGAACAAGTAGGTGAATGTCAAGCTGATCCCTAACTCGCCTTCCATCTTTCGGCCACGAGCCAAGCCAGTGGCAGAAGCCTCATATGTGATGCCCTCACGATCTAACGTAAGCGCCTTGAGGGTGGCATCCGCGAACACAGCCTTGAGAAAAGCGGCGCGAAAGCCATTCAATTCCGTTCCCACCTCATCAGGCGTCCCAGCCAACGAGATGTAGACCTCAGGGTTCATGTTGACGCGGCGCGGCGCATGTGCGGGACGGCCAGGAGGGTCCGCCTCATCCGCCGTCTCATCCGCATCGAGAATGACAATGGCTGGGCGCTTGTCCTCAGACAAGGCATCCTTGTTACGGTAAGCATTCTTGATGCCTCTCACGCCCTTAGCAATCTCCAAGAGCCGCGCAAGGATGTCTTCCCGCCTATCGACCATCGTTGCCCTCAATCAGTATGAGCATGACATCGCCCACGTGTTCTCCATCCGGCGCAGGAACTCGCTGCCAAGCTTTCACCTGCCAGCGTCGCCCATTGATCTCAACTGCTGAATTGTCCAAGTTCTTCAGGCGAAACTTTTTCTCATCCAGTTCTGATTGACGCACAGTGACCGCTGGAGCAATGGTCTGGATATCAACATTACCACCTACAGCTACGCCAATTGTCTTGTCAATGGCGATGACATCGATCCCAAACCCCGTCAAAGGAATGATCCGCGCCACAACACCCAGCGTCGCATAGATCGGGTCATAGAGCACTGCGCTATAATCCATAATGAAATGTCCTCAGATCGATGTCATAGACCTGTTCAACTTTGCGCCGCAGATCGCCATTGTAGTAATCTTGCCCCGGATCGCGCGTCCCTGCTCCATTGATAATCTTCAACAACGGCAGATCCACGCCGATCTTTTCCCGCAGCTTCGCCCAATCCTCATTGAGGTGCTCAAACGTGCCAACAAAATCAGCACAATCCGTTTGCCAAGCCTGCATCGCCAAGTGCTCATCCGCTTCCGGGTCAACGAGCGCGCGATGAAGAAACTCTGGGAACGTCATGTCTGAGCGAAAGCCTAACTCCCGCAGCGTCCATGATGCCTGTAGCTTCATCTCGCGCAAATGATACTCATAGACCCCTATCAAGCGACTGAATGGATTGCGAACAAACATCGCCCTAGGCCAATCCGGAATTTGGTCCTTGACCTCGTCCAGCGTCAAGGCAGGCAGCACCGACCGCTCATTCCATGTACGAGCGCCAATGATGTCGTGGTGACGCGCCAACGCATCAAGGATCGCATTCGAGGCGACCCTTGGCGTCAAGACAAATACCCAGCGCAGCGAAAGAACCGGAACAAATATCCGCCGCTGCGGGTGATGATGAGGAATGTGGAACTCCATTAACTCCATCACCCCTCTCCCAAGTATCGTCGCGCCAGAGCGATCCGCGCCGGATCAATATCAATGCCGATGTAATTGTAGCCCATCCTCCGGCAAGCCCTGCCAACCGTTCCGCGTCCACAAAAGCCGTCCCAAATCGTCGCGTCCTTTGGAACCAGATCGCAGTACAAAATCAATAGTCGCAACGGCAACTCAAAAGGAAACCAGCCAACATTCGGCGGCGCATCTTCAGCATCCACATCGAGTACCCGCAAATCGATTAAGCGCACCGGAAGATTGTGAACATAGACCGCGTTCATTGGGCCCCAATCACTGAGATGTGCCAATCCGCCACCGATCCAATCCTCAGCTTTCCTGATCCTCCCATCACGTTCGCTGCCAATCGGGTGATGAAGCGAAATGATCATTGGCTTACCCCAGAGCCGATGAGGCAGCGCCGCATAAGGGTTGGTCAAAACCATGTCCACTGGACCGCCAGACCATCGAGATGCGTCCTCACAAAGCAGTTGAATGCTAACCATCAAACGTCTCGCGGTCTAGATCGAACTGTGATCCATATTCCTCCAAAAGCACTTTCCAAGTTGGCTGCTCACCACGCGACTTCAACCCGGTCAGATTGTTGTAGCACTGGAGCGCCTTCAGCTTCTGGCTCTTGGCATAGTCTGTCAACGCAAACTCGCTCTCACCCTTCATCCCATTCAAACGATAGCCCACTGCCAGCATTTTACTCTGGTATTGACGCTTGATGTGATTATGAACTTCAATGTGGTGCTTGTGCCCATACTCCCCCGCTGAGCCATGCGTCAATATGACATCGAACTCCGAAAGGTCCGGCAACTGAGAAAGGTTCTTTGCTAACGGTGCGTCCTTCCCGCCCTCTTGCCATGGGAGTATTCGCCCATGGGCACGCAGCATCTCACATGCCTCAAAGAACTTATAGGCACGGATCGGATCACGCAGCGGTATCGAGCAAGCAATTACTGTCCACTCAACTTGCCGATCAAGGTGCGCAATGATCCCTCCACACCACAATGTTTCATCGTCCGGGTGCGCCATCACAACAACCGCCCGCGTCTTGCGCACTTCCATTAGACGACTAAACATTGCTCCCATCAGCGCACCCACCAAGCCCGCCGTTCAAACTCTCCAGAA